TCTCTTGATGGCATTTATATTGTCTATCTGTAAGTTGATAATCAGCTAATGAATGTAAATCGTAATAACGATCTATTGAGCCTTGTCCTACTGCAGTACTCTGCATAGACAGAGCTATCCCAATAACGATGGCTACCGAGCGAGCTATCCGCGTAGCGGCTCGCTCTGAGCCCTTGAAGGCTCTAGCCGTAAGAGTACCAGACGTGTCAAACATGTGGATAACCTCCGCGTTAAGTGCGTGTCGTACCCTACTTATCCACAGGTGTGCATAACTACTTATCTGTTGAATAGAACCCTGAACCCTTGAAATGGACTGCTGGAACACTTGAGTACACCTTTCGCATGGTCTCACCACAGAACGGACAATCTAGATCGTGTGGCTCTGATATGGATAGCTCTTTGTCATAGCGGGCGTTAGCCTCGCACTTCTCGTTATTGCACTCGAACTCATAGATTGGCATTAGATACCTGACACGTCCTGCATGGGACATCCTTTAACTTCCACGATCCACATAATGTGCATCTCTCAGGCTCAAGTTTATCAGTATCAGTCTGAATATCGCCGTAACCAGCCATAAGCAATAGATTAACCAAGTCTTGAAACCGCATAAACGCCAGATATTGTGACGGATCCTCTCCTTGTGTGTTCATGCGGCACACCACGAAGTTCAGCTCTTTGCCTTGGCTTCTCTTCTCAACTTGTTTAATCCATGCGAGGAAATCGAGCTTAGTGCGTGCCTTTATCTCCAAATCAAAGGGGACATTGTGCACATCTTTACCCGCTCCTCGACCAACGCTTGCGTTTCTCCACCAAGTCTGTAAATAGGAGACTATTACGCGCTCAGTCCTCAAGCCTCGGTCTTTCCTGTGTCGTGTCATAAGTGATTTATATCTTCACACTTCTTACACAACCAGACTACTAGCCCATCGCCACGCTGGTACTCATTACACATTACATCGTTGTCACAGATTGAGCAGTTAGTCCAACCAAAGGATGACTGGAAGCTGTAAGTGTGGCGGCTCATGCTTTACCTGCGCTGTTTATAGTTCCGCACTTGTCACACTTCCACTCGTGCTGTAATGCCCTTTGTTTAATCTGTTGAACTGTTGGTGGGGTATTACATAACTGGCAGATAATGGCAAAGCCTAGTTTCTGTAAATCATGAGCTGACTCTCGTGCAGCTTGTAACTGCTCATCTGTAGGGAATTGCTCCCACTCATCATCCATATTGCGAAAGTATAATTTACCCATTATTTAGCCCACTTTTCAGGACAATACAACCAGCATCTAAAGCAGTAAGGCTCAGTTAAATCGTGACCTTTCCAAGAGCAGATAAACACCTCTGTTAATTTATTCTGCATGGCTGTCACAAGATTAGACAAGGTTCTCATCGTTTCACCTGTGGCTTCCATGTGCCATCTTTGGCAATCTCGTACCAGATAGGATCACAAGGCACTTGTCCACCTGGCATATCTCTTGTGCTGGATTCTGGACATCTCCACATGCCGTATTGCTTGCCAGCCTTAGAAGTTCCTGTCTTCCATACACGCGCACCATGGATACAGCTCTCGTCTGTCGGAGTGCCACCAAGGACATCCTTGACCATCGAGACTGCTTCTTCCATAGTCTGAACTGGTGCTGCGAAGCTCTGATTCCATGGATCAGATTCTACAGGCACAGGTACATATTCCTTGGCTGTTTCTGCCATCTTTGCTTTGGTCTCTTGCACAATGCTCTGCACTTCGACCTTAGCCTTTACCTTAGACATCTCCTCACGGCTTGCTCTCTTGCCCTTTGTAGCGTAACCCGCGTTTGCAAGAGCCCTACCAATAGCAGAAGTTTCACAATTCTCCAGCGCAGATGTGGCATTAACGCCCCTGCCTTGGACTGTTTCTTCAGCCAAGCCAGTAGTCCAAGGGCGGATGTCAGCTTCGGTTCTGTAGATGCTTGCTTCAACGATAAACCTAGCGGTTGTGTGTTCGAGGACTTTCGTGTGAATCTGTCCATCTGGGTGATCCTTCCAGAACTTAACTAGGCGCTCTTCTACTGTCTCGTAATCTTCTAGGTTAAACATAGAGTTCATTCTCCTCTGTATGTAGTTGCCCTGCTATGGCAACGTACGCCGCAAGGTCGATGTAAGTGTCTGGCTTTGCAGTTTCCATACTTCTTGCGATTTTGACCAATGCCATACACATCGCCACCTGATAATCAGTAATGGGCATTTCGAGGTATGAACTCCAGAGTGCGGCTGTCCTTTGCATATTGTCGCTAGGGTGTCCGTAATCAAGTCCTCGGTCTTGGATAGTAGCTCTCGCTTCGTTGAGGTAGTCTCTAGCATTCATCGACTCACCTGCTGTAGAGATTCGTAATACTTGCGTACTGCCTTACGTCCTTTGACGTAGCCATCGTGATAGCCAGAGTATCGCCCTAGAGCGAATGATCCGAAAACCAGCAATAAGGTTATGAGCTGTGCAATTGTCATTATGCACCTGCCTTTAACAAGGTCTGCGCTGTGCGGACAATCTGGGTGTATGAAGCATCTGACCACTTAGACCCATCGAGGGTTGTGTCGAGTGTTGCCATAAGGCGGTCTGAATCTGATGTGCTAAGTCCGAGTGAATCGAATAAAACGCGTTGTGCTGTAGTCATTTTGAGCCCCTTTCGTATTGGGTATTTCCCGCTACAAAGAGAACAATACGCCCTACCTGACCCGACACCAAGCTAATTTAGATAACAGTTGTATAACAAAGTTATCCACAGACTCATCCCCTAGATCGGGTATGGCGATGCTAGCGGATTCTGCCATAGACCTTGCCCTGCACAATAAACGTGCCATTCTTCTCGATGTTAATTATGTCCACTTGGACGTTAGAACCCTTGACGTACATGATGGCAAAGGCTTGCTGCCATTGGGCAGACCCCTTCGTATATTTCGCAGCCTGAAAACTCATGAGATTCCCGACCTCTACACCATGTAAGGTGCGACCCATACGACCCCCTACAGACTCGCTGTAAGCCGTTCTGCCAGCCCTGTGGGTGTGTCCTGATATGACTGATTTGCCGTAGCGTTTAGCAGCCTCTATGGCGCTCATACCGCCCATTTGCTTAATAGGCGTGTGGTCTCCATGAACTGCCACCCAGTTAGGCGCGATGTTCATAGGGTCTTTGTGGTAGGTAATGCCTAGTTCATCGAACTTCATGAACTTCTCGAAGCGAAGCTCTGGCAAGGATAGGAATGATGGAATCTTCTTCATGATGATGTTGTAAAGGCGGTCTGTGTGGTTAGACCTAATGCAGTCTGTGACCCCTAGTTCCCAAAGCAGCTCTACGCATCGGTCACGATCATCGCCAAGGCTTTGCTCGTAGGCTTGAGGCGTACCTTCTGACCACTTGCTTATGGTCTGGAAGTCAATCTCATCGCCGATGGTGACAGTCTGGTCTGGCTTAAAGGTTTGTAAGAACTTAGCGATGTTGCGTGTGACATGCACGTCCTCAAAAGGCACTTGCAAGTCTGACAGTATTACGATTCGCTTAATCGTCATCCTCATCTTCGTAGGGGATATTGTCTATTCGATTGGGCAAGGCTGGAAGTATCCAATCAGGATAAGCATCACGTTCCATAATGATTCCCAAAGCAATATCAACGCCGAACCCTGCTCTGCGCAGACTTGAGTACATCTCATGCAGACTGATAGCCCACGCGTCTAGCGCGTTATAAGTGTCTAGGTCTATGACCTTTTTCTTAGCCATAGGTAAAGTGTTACTTACCTAACAACTCAATTATGGTATCGACACGCGCTTCAAGGCGAGAGACCTGATCCTTGATAGATGAGCCGCCGTTGGGCTTTAACTCTGCAAGATAATGTTTAATCATGAACTGCGTGTAAGCAGCCAAGCCGCCAAGGACTGTAACAATTCCTACAGCCCAAGCTGCGAGGTCTGCCGCGCTCATTTCTTAGGAGTTGCGTATCCGAATACGCCCGCTAGGACAGCCCAAAGGACAGAGCGATAATCAAGTGCAAAGTTAGATGCACCCCACGCTGCTAGGAAAGCACCTGCTGTCAGGATTGCTGGATTCTTCATGTTCATTATTCTCCGCCTATCATGGGTATATTAAAGAACGAGCCATCGAGATCACCCTTGCTCGTAAAGCTGATATGAAGATGAGACTTGTGGCTATTGTTTCCAGTATATTTTCGCCAAACCCAGCGCCTCTTGGATGATGCAATTCGTCCATCGAATATAATGTATTTAATTCGTAAATCTCCAGACTTCGCACAGAGTCGAATCTGGTCAGCAAGGTATGGCATGAGGTCGGGCTTGGACTTTCCACAGAGATCGCGGTCAAGGTCAATGGCTCGAACAACTGATTTAGCACCTTTATCTGGGTTATGATCAGACTTAAGATGTGAATGTCGAGCATCACCAATCCACCCGTCCGAGGTTCTATCTCTATCTGGGTACGAATCATCGAGCTGCTCGCGAAGCTGCTGCCCTGCTTTACACAGCCAAGGCGCGGCAGTCATCGCACTCCCATTGTTTCTTATTGTTTAGCAACAGGCTTTCATGCCCGCATGGTGGCATAGGAGCAATAAAGGCATCGTCAATCGGATCGTAGGTATAACCGATTCCTGCATAGTTATAGCGGATATTGCCATTGTAGGAAGTTCGCTTGCAGGTTTGTCCTCTGAAATTGCCGTACCAAGTTTCTGGGTCTAAACCTTCAATTAGTTCTGTTTCGTCAATGCCAGTAATAACTTCAGTAACGATATTGTTCTCATCTAAAAATGCGTAATGTGCCATTATGAAAGAGTCACCGTTCCTGTACCTTGCGTGATTGTAGTTACCTTAAAGCCACCAGAAGATGATGTTGAGCTTGTAAGCCCTGCACCGACTGTAAGTGTGCGGCTGTCTGGGTACTTGACAACGACAACGCCAGATCCACCTGCATAGCCTGTTGTATCGCGTCCACCACCACCACCGCCACCTGTGTTAGCTGTGCCAGCAGTTCCCGCGACAGATGGTGAACCAGACTTGAATCCGTTTCCACCACCGCCGTTACCGCCGTTACCAGCGTTGCTTATCGCACCACCACCACCGCCACCTGCATAAAATGTCGAACTGCCTGAAATATCATAAGAGCGACCTACGCCGCCATGAGGTAATCCACCAGCAGATGTTCCAGTTGTACCAACTGCGCCAGCACCACCACCACCGCCACCAGGGTATTGCGGATCCCATTTAGCGTTACCACCTGCAAATCCATAACCTGTTGCACCGCCAGAGTTTCCTTGTGTAGCAGCTCCACCTGCGCCATCAACTGAAACGCTTACAGGACCACCACCGCCACCAGAACCACCTGATGCACCAGTTCCACCAGCAGCGCCACCACCGCCACCTAATGCAGTAATAGTGTCGAATACGCTATTCACTCCTGCGCCGCCAGTTACACCGCCAGCGGCTGCGCCACCAGCGCCACCAGCGCCAACTGTTACTGTGAATGATCCATTAACCCATGCACGACCAGTCTGGAAGCAAAGTCCACCCGCACCACCGCCGCCGTATCCACCGCCACCAGAACCACCTGCGACTGTTAATACATCGAATACAACTGGCGCTTGTACGCCATGAATCGCAGCAATTTGATTAAGCAACTGCGCCCACCACATACCAAGTGTCGGTTGCTGTCTTAATGCAGACGGCAGACTTGTACTGTCCAAGGGTAGGAGCAGCGGCTACAGCGCCCGCTGATAAGACTGTGGTTGTGCCTGATGTGACTGCGCTAATTGTGCAAGTGCCTACGCCGATGTTAAGAACTGTAATGGCTGTGCCTACTGGGAACGCTACAGAAGCATTGGTTGGAATCTTAAAGGCAATGGCTGTTGCCTTGTTCATAATCTCAAGGGCTTGGTACTGATCCGCAGAGACGGCTGTGTAGTCCGCTGTCTGCGCTGCGCCAATCGTAAAAGTTGGAAGGCTGTTATAGGTAGCCGCTGTTAATACGTCTCCTGTTGTGACTGGAAAGGTTGCCATGTTGCTCCTAGTAACTCAATGTAGATTGTCCGATTATACCGTATGTACTGCTTCCAATAATGAAACCATCCACTATTGGCTCAAGCGTGGTGATTGCTACTTGCATCTTATTAGCTGTTATATCCCAAGCGAAGCCCTGCGCCTGTAATGTCTTGTTGATTGTCGAGCCCGATTCTGTGACGTTTGTAATGTCTAGGTTGTCAAAGTAATCAAGCCCGATAAGAGTGTCAGTTGGTACTGCTGGATCTAGTAAGTCCACCAGCATCTCGTCAATACGGATTGTAGTTTCCTTGCGGGTATTGACATAGTTCTGGGCTGCGCCTAGTACCTGCGCATCTGTCTCGGCAATAAGGTTTTCTTGGTTCAAGCCGTGAGGGAAGTACTTGTCAATCGAGGACTGGCTAAATACGTTCTGGGTCACTGCCCCTGCTCCAGCGCGGGTAAATCGGACATCGTTGATAATGAGCTTGTCATCGAAGGCATACTTGACGTTTCTGTATGGGATGCCTGTGGTCTGGTTAAAGGCTGTAGCAGTATCGCCAAGGCTAGAGGTAACTTCGCTGCGAGACTTATAGACGGCAGTTCCATCAGGGCTCATGTAGAACGCTCCAAGCCCTTCCGAAAACTCTGCGTTCTTAATCGCATCGAGGGTTGTGCGTACTGTGCCTGTGTCTGCAATGCAGGTGGCATCTCCTGTAGCGATAGATCGCATGGAGTTAGGGAACTGGACATCATCGAGAATCTTGTTAATGCGTGTGCCTGTGGTCTGCCCTGCTGCTGTGTCGGCTACTGTGGCGATATTAGACATCTGCAAGAGACGGAAGCCATCTGTGCACAAGATGTCCACGTAAGCCGTCTCCTGACCTACTGGAAAGGTGTAGCGGTAGTCATTGACATAGCCAGAGAATAGGAAGTGGTCTGCTGTGGCTGTGGTCGCAGAAATGCGCAGCTTACGCAAAGGCACAAGATACCCAAAGTAAGGTGAGTCTGGGTTCTGTGGGTTGAAGTAGCCCAGAGGGTCTAGCACTCGGACAATCGCTGTGCCAGCATCGTAGGTGTCTTTTAGAATATTACGTCCACGTCTAATCGAGATGCTATAAACGTTAGGAGTTAGATCAACTGTAGGAATGATTACATCAGATGAGCCGAATGAATTAACACCGATAACGCCGTTATCTGGTGATCCAATGACGAAGCCAGTACCAAAGGTAGCACCAGAGCTGAAGTCAAAGGTAACGGCTATCTGTGCAGGTAGCGTCATCCCGCAAAGCCACCAGTTCTGCGGTTGATATAAGCAGAGTCTCCAGTAGATAGTGACTGGTTCTGTAAGCCCTTGGCGATAGCGTTGGTGACATCGCCTTCGCCTGTAATCTTTAATTCAACTACTACGTTGTTAGCATTAGGGTTGTAATTAAGACCTGTGCGGGTGTTGTAGGTAATCATGCCGTCTGATGGGTTTGTTGGTACGTTGGTCGCTGGTACTGGCGCTGGCGCAGCGTTTAGGCTTGGCGCAGCTTGTCCGAATGGAGTGCCAACGGAAATAGCGGCTGCTTTGCCAGCCAAGTAACTTAGATAAGCATCCAAATACTCGAAAGGGTTACGAGCATTAGGAAGAGCAGCCAAGAACTTGGCAAGGTTGCCTGATGAATCTTGAGCCATAAGAATCTGGTCTGTGAGCTTCTTGGCTAAATCAGCATTGCCATTAAGCAAAGCCAGTTGAGCTTGTAAGCGGATTTCTTCTTCCTTTGTAACCTGACCCTTAAGAGCTGCGACTATCTGAATCTGCTCTAAATCAAAAACTGTGCCAGACTTCTTAAGTGAGGCTTGCTTTTTCTGCTCGGCTGTAAGTGCCTTTGTAGATGCAACCTGCTTCTTAGTGAGAGCTGCTACTTCTTTAGCTCGCTTAACTGCGGCTGCTTCTGCCTCGCGCTGTTGGCGTAGGCGAACTGCTGTACCTGCTGGAGAAGCTGAACGATTGGTAGATGATGCACCAGCGCCACCCATGCCAGTACCTAGCGGATCCATAAGGAAATTGGTGTAACCCTGACGGAACTTATTAACCAAGCCAATGGCTGTGCCTAGCACAAGCGTTACGCCGTTTACAGCCTTAGCAATGTTGTCAATTGCCTTAGCAGCATCCTTGGCTTCTGTGCCACCGCCAATGCGGGCAAAAGCATCAACCAAGCCCTTGCCGATTGTCTCCTTGGCGTTTTCTGATGCAAGCGCAAGAGTGTCCATCTTGAATGATGTAGTGGTGAGGTAGTCCTGTGCGGCTCCTGCTGACTTTGCCAGCATGATGCCTAGAATCTCGTTAAAACCTTTTGTCTGTAGTTCTGCTCTTGTAAGTCCTGTGTTGTACTTGATAAGCCCACGAGTAATGCCTACATAACCTTTACCAAGGTCATTGGTTACTGTGGCTAAATCTACGCCTGATGCGCGGCTAATCTGAATGGCATTGTTAAGAAGTTCTTGAGACTTGGTAAGTGATCCAGTTATGTTGAGCAAAGATTGGAAGGCTGGACGTAGAACGTCATCAGCAATAGAAGCTGTGCGCTCTAAGTCTGATATAAAGGTTGCAACCTGTACCTTGGAGAAGGAAAGCCCAAGGTTATCAACTGCGCTAGATAGTCTGCGCGCTGCCGCTTCATCCTCTGCAAAGGCTTTAACTGATGCCTTGCTATAGGCAATAATGGCAGATGCGCCAAGGGTCACGCCAAGGGTGCGCCCCAACTTCTTGATTGTCTTGTCTAGTCTAAGGGCTGCATTGTCAGCATCCTTAAACGCCTTCTTGCCTACGAACTCCGCCGCTATATCAACTCTTAAGTCTGCCATTATCCTTTAACCTTTGCATTGAACTTAGCGGCTGAACGCTCGATAGCCTTGATTACTCCTGCTGTGGCTTTGCCTTGATCTTCCTCAAAGGCTCTAAAGATTGCTCTACCTGTCATCTTTGGCTTATCGCCTTTAAGTTGTCCGCCGAGCTTAGGTGTGAACTTGCCAGTTACTCCAGACTTACGTCCAGCAGTTTCATAGATAGCGCCAGCAGCGCCTTTATTAAATATAGATGCCAAAGCGCGAAAACCTGAACGATTGGTTTTGCTAGGGCTTGTCTTGTAGCTGATGCTACGGCGGGCAATTGTGGCATCGTAATAACGATTAGCCCAGCGACCTTTAGCGTTAGGACGCTTCAACCATCCGCTTGGAGCTTCTGCGTTTGATGGTAAGTAACCGCGAGCATCCTTAACTACTGGCTTAAGGAAGGCGGTTATCTCTTTGGTTGTTTCTTTGGCTAGGTCAGGCTCGAACTGGCGAAGGGCTTTACGATAAGCGATTACGCCTTGGATTTTTGTTGGCATCGCTCTGCTCCTTTGCTATGTCCTTTAATACCTGTACATGAGCCTTGAAAGCCATCGAAGGAAGTTCCACGATGGTGTTGAACGGAACTCCATACTCATAACTCAATCGAGCTGCGAGATAGGTGAGGGAGTTCCGATCTAACCTAAAGGGTCAGACTCTAAGACCTCGACACTCTTTAGAGTGGAAAGGAAGTCCTCGCCAAAAGGTTTGACTGTTTCACCCGAACGTCTAATTGCTTCCCAGCAGAGCCAGTACACGTCTGACTGCTTCTGATCTTCAATCAAGGCTTTGTGAAAGCCTTTCTTGGCGTAGTTCTCAAAGCTGTACTCCAAGACTGGAGTTATTTCGAACTCCTGTACTTGTCCATCAGCCCTTGTGACTTTGAGTTTTGCCATTTTTAGCCCCTTACTTAGTTAATTATGGTGCGGTTGTTACTGCAATAGTACCATTTACGTTCCAAGTTACGGACTGTGTAGAGATGTCTCCAACTGCGCCGTTGATTGGTGTTGTGTTGTTTACTAGGCAGCTCATTGTGTAGAGCGGGTTAGTTGCAGATACTGTTGCAGAAGTCTGCTTTACTGTAACTGTAGTGCTAGTTCCCCATACTGCCTGCAATGTCTGGAGTGTCTTAGATGTTGCTTCATCGTTAAAGAAGTCAATAGTGATAGATGATGCTTCAAGACCCTTGACGTACTTGTGTCCTGAATCGCCCATTGCTGTCACTTCGAGTTCATCGAATGATCGGTTGATGGTTACTGATGAAACTAGGTTTGAGAGGTCTACCGCGTTTACAGTAAGAACCACTCCGTTGCTTAGATATACTGACACGGCTTATTCCTCATCTTTCTTGGTTGATTTTGTTTCTGGCTTAGAAGCAACCTGACCGATTTTAATCAGGAAGGCTTCGTTCTCTTTTTCCCATTGTGCTAAATCGGTCATGATTTAACTCCATTCCGTAAGTGTGCTGATTGCAATGTCGCAAGCCAGCAAGTCTCCTGTAGGCAGGTTCAGCACCTTAGGGCTGGACACGCTACCTACATTGAACACGATTGTTGAGGCATCCAAGAGCTGAAAGACTCTAACGACATCATCTTCAATTCCTGCAAGGTTTCCTTGATTGTCCAGTAATGGCACAAGGATGGTAATAGTAAAGTTGGCTAATGGCGCGACTGATGTGCGGTCATTGTTGGTAGGCGTAATGTATGGATCGGCAGGGCTGACGATTACGCTGTTAGCAATAGGAGTAGCAGGTGGGAACGAGAACACGCTCCACTTTGTATTGTCAGTAAGTGCCGAGGCTATAGAAGCTCGTAGTGTGGTTATTGCTGGCATCAGCCCACCATTGAGTTAGGGCTTAAGTAAGGTGCTAGTAAACCTCTGACCCTTGCCAAAAGTTGGTTTGACATTGTATAGGGCGAAGGTGCGTAGCCGTCAATGCTTACGCCTTGACCTGTTGGTGCTTGACGTGCTTGCCAGATAGCCACGCTGATCATCAGGCTTGCTTCCTGAACTGCTGGCTTAGTTGAATAATCTGTATAGGTTGTAGCTGCTACTTGACCATAAGGATAAACAGGGTGATAAGTCTTAACTACGTTTGCTGCATGAGTTGTTGTAATGTCAATGCTTTTTTCACCAACGCCATTGACTGTCTTTGAGCCGTTAAAAGCCGAACCGCATCCAGTTACTGTGATTGTCTGTCCAACGTAGAAAACATCCTGCACATAGTCATCGAAGTACAAGATACCTGCTGTGCCGTTGTTAGAGTGTCCTGATACTGGTAAGACGTTTGTCCATAGAAAAGGCAACAAGACATCATCGGCAGCATCGCAGACTGACTGCAAGACGGCATCAGTATAAAGAGTTCCGATACCTAATGCGGTACGAAGCTCTGCGACTGTTGTGATGCTCATTGTTATCCTTTCTAAAGACTCAAGGGGACTGCAAGGGCTCTGGCAGCCCCCTTGAGCGACTTAGTTCAAGCTGATTAGGCTTGGAAGTTGTAGCGGTAAACTCCGCCGCCATCTTTCGCAACGTAAATTGCGAGATAACCGTAAAGGTTGATTTCAACCTCACCAGTTGTAAGGACGTTCACACGAAGCTGGGTTGTTGGTGATTCCCATGTGTAAACTGATGAAGGTGCAACGAGGAACATTGAATCATCGCCAGTTCCTGTTGTGATGTTGTGATCCACAATGAGGTTTGTACCAAGTACGTCACCGACAACTGAAGTTGGGCGAGCTGAACCTGATGTGTTCATTGGTGATGCTGCATTGTAAAGTGCGCGACCTGTGGTGTCAGCGTAAGACATAATCTGACCCCATTGTGAAGGTGATGCCACGAGTGCAGATGCGTAGTCTCCGCCTGTGTTGCCGTAAATCTTTGCAGCGTTTACAGAGATGAATGATTGAAGAGCTGATGCTGATAATGCGCGACCATCATCTTGCTTTCCGTTTGCTGTCAAAGCAGCGATGAGGGCTGCATCTGTTGCCTTCTCGTATGCCTTGCGAAGTTCTGCCATTACGAGTTCCATGAACGCAGGTGAAGAACGGTCAATAAGCTCGAATGAAATGCGCTGGAGACCAGAGAACTTGTTAATAGTTACTGTGTCATAAGCAGATGTCATGCCTGTTTCTGATGGTGCTACACCCTCATTTGTGTCTGCAACTGTTGGTGCAGTATTTGGTGAAGTTGAAGCGTTGGTGTACATGCGAGGGACTGTAAATGAAAGCCCTGAATCAACTAATGCACCACGGGTTGCAGCATTAAATGCTGGGCGACCTGTGAATGTATCTGTGATGAATGTGTTGAGGTGCTGTGGGAGTGTAAGTCCTGTGTTGGTTGAGCTGGAATCATCTGCTGCACGAACAACGCGGCGTGCCTCGTCATCTCCAAGTGCTGCCTTGATGTTTGCTTCGAGGTACTGTGCTGATGAAATCGGCGCGGTACGCTCCTTGGTGTAATGTGATGCTGCAACTGTTGGGCGAGCCGCTTCTTCTGCCGCTGCTTCAACTGCTGGAGCTTCTACCTGTGTGGTATCTTCCACGACTGGCTCGCTTTCTGTTGGTTTGGTTTCTTCAGCAGGGATGACTTCCTCTGCTGCGATCTCTAGCACTTGAGCAGACTTAAAGGCTGGCTCTGTTACTAGAGAAACTTCTTTGAGTTTGGCGGCAGTCACAACTGTGTGACCTTCGCGTGATGGTGCTGATGCAATAATCTCTGCACCGATTGACAAGCCAGAAACAAGTCCTTCTTGTGCCATAACGAGTGCATCGTTGCCACCTGTTGAACGTGACAACTTAAAGGTTGCATAAATGCCATCTGGACGTACTGTGGCTGTAACCATGCGTCCTACTGGCTTCTTCATGTCGTGCTGTGATAGCAACTTAATCTTTGATGGATCGTCAATCTCAATAGAACCAGCCTCGAATACAACGCCACCAAGATTGGTATTGCCGATCTCGCCAGTTCCCATTGGGACAATCTTGCCGCTGATTTCGCGGCGTTCTTCGCTGCACTCGATTGAGGCTGCTTCGATGTATAGAGTCTCCATTAGAGCCCCTCACTTCCGTTAGGTGTTAGGTCTGTCATTTCCATAGCTTGTTCAGTTGTAATCAGCCCTAGAGTTAGCATCTTCTCAATGACTTCAAGTTCCTTGATTGGGTCTTGCTTAAGGAATGTATCAAAGACTGCAAAGCGGACTTCGTGTCCTGCTGTAGAGATGTCATCCATAGATAGACGAGTCTGAATAGCCTGAATGTAAGGCTCGATGCTAAGTGCAAAGAATTGCTTTCGTTCTTCTGTCACGTTTGCATAAGTCATGGTTGTGTTCTGATCTGCTGACAAGTAATACGCTGGCACGTTCATAGCGCGAGCAATTTCAGTAGATAGGTTCTGAATCGCCTCGTTGTACATCATGTCTTTAGGTGAGAACTGTGTGGACTGGAATTCAAGAGTGCTGGTAAGGTACGCAGTCGAGTTGTTATTGCGGCTACGCTTCCAAGCTGCGAGAAGTCCAGAAACCTCGGCAGGTGGTAGGTCTGCGCCTGTGTTCTTTAGGATGCCGCTAGACATTGGAGTAGCTGATGCGATAGATGCAGCCTTGTTAATGTCAATCGCTGACTGAATAGTGCGACCAGCGCGCTCTAGAACGCCCTCATCGAATCCCTGAATAGTAACGATGTCGTTCATGGCAATAGGAGCAGCATCAACGTAATACTGTGTGACCATGATGCCCTCTAGGTCAGTTGTAAATGTAACGCGAGCGTTAGCAATCCACTCGAACGCAGCAGGGCGCTGATCCTCTTGATAGCGTTCTGTAATCCTAAGATAACTGACCCCATACATGAGGAGCGAGTCCACAATCCAGCAGATAGTGATAAATGATGGCTGGTTCTTTGCTAGTTGATTAACCCAGCGAGGCGATGCGATTTTCTCGCCAGTTCTCTTGTTGTAATACTCAAGAGGGATTCCTGCAACTGTTCCACAGATTAGGTTGCGGGCTCTTGCCACGCTTGGCACAGACATGGCTTCTTTGCGTGATACGCGCAAGGCAATCTGGCTGTAAATTGAGGGCAGATTTTCGCCCATGACCTGTGGCGCAAGCTGCGCTTCTAAGATTTGTGGCTTACGCGAAAAGAGACCCATAGAAGGCAATTATACACTACATATAGATTATTCTGTGTATATAGCCGCTACCTGTTGTGGTTTGTAAAGCATGTGAACAACCATGGCGGTTGCAATCGCTCCAGAGACATCTCCAGCACTCTTGCGTTTAACAATGCGCCAAGCCGAGTCATTAACCTTGGCTGCGCAGTTATTCATCTGTTGAATCCAGTTCTCTTGACCCGCATGTACAAGCCGCTTTGAGTTAAGGCTGTCGTTAAGGTCTCCGCAAGCCTGATAGAAGGATGCGCCAGAGATGTCCTGCACAATCTGTCCAGCGTTAGAGAGCTTGTCCGCGATTGACTGGGCTGTGTACTTGTCGTAGCATATTTGGCGCGGGCGATACTGGTCAGCCCATGCCTTAATGTCCACCGCAATCTTTAGATCATCAACGCTTACTTGTGATTCCCACGTTTGTAGGATTCCAACTCCAATGCGACCATCTGGGAGTATTTGCCCAGCAACCAGACTTGCATTGCGGCGAGACGGACTGACATCAAATGCAAAGACTGTATAGCCGCCCACAGGAATTGTGAGTGTTGAGTCGCTCGTCTCCTCAAGGATTCCATGAGCCCACGGAGAAGCCAGAGAGTCAATCCATTGGCAGAGCAGCTCTGTTCTAGTATTTTCAATAGGACTTGTCGCAACTGCTTCCTCCAATGCGCTTTCAGAAATTGTATATGACAAGGCGGGATTGGCTTGAGCCCAACCTGCACGATCCGTAATCTTGCAATATTGGGGAGCGCTGTACTCATAGAATCCAAAGCTCTTAGGCGGGTTCTCTAGCGCCCTTTCTCTCATGCCATTAAGGACTACCGAGAAAGCGTCTCCTGCATTTGAGGTAAGAAGCGTTTGAGCATTTGGACGCGCTCTAGTTGTAGGGATAGCAGCTCTAAATCCTTCTTCGTTAATCTCTCGGAGTTCGTCAATGAAGAGGAAGTCTGCAGTTCTACCGCGAGAGCCATCTCTAGTTGCTGCAACAACGTCCAACCTTCTTCCGTCCAGCATCTCAATAGACTCTGTGCCGTTGGCGTACCTGATCTGTTTGACGAAGCCTTTGAGGTGGTCATTGTTCTCCAATACTTGTGCGACTTGTCTAAAGGTGTCCAGAGCCATGCTTCGATTCGAGGACATGATAAGGACGTTTTTACTATCCCATTTAAGCAGGTGAGCCAAGATAAGCATACGAGCTAAGTGGGTCTTTCCATTCTGTCGAGCGATAAGTAGCAGGTTTGTCTTGCGAATCCACATGCCTTTCTTGTCCACGCCTAGCATGTCCTTGAGAACGTACTCCTGCCATGGCAGAAGCGGCATATCTATAATCGTGCATAGGTCTTTGACATCTTGGAGTTTATTAGCGCCCTTTAATGGGATGCTGGCAAGCCTTGGTTTGGTTGCCCCTCGTAGGGCTTTGGACTGCTTGGCTGGCATCGGGTTAATTCCCGACTGGTCTGGCTGTAAACGGACTGTCCTGGTGAATCTCGGACTGCATCGGAGAGGGAAAGGCAGA